ACTTCCTTGGATCGATGAATCTCATCCTCGGTTGGGAATGACTCCCACTCACCATCTTGGTTCATAAATTGTAAACGTCCCATTATCCTCTCCTTGCTCTCTCAGCTTTAAGATAAATTATTAACGAATCAATATCTTGTACCTTTAATAGGCAGGCTAACCACACGGTTCTTTCACCATCTGTCAATGATGCATTTATATCTAGAAAGTCTGCAAACACGCTGTTTTTATACTGATCATCCCAGTTTTTAGTAAATCTTCTATTAAATGGATTTCTCATTAAACTCTCGCTTTCTGTCGTTGCCATGCGCCTTCTTTGTTGATCTCATACCAGATTACATCGTTAGGTGATGGGCATCGAGTAAGTTCACCAGTTACAGCATAAGGACACTTGAAATGACCCCATGGCTTACCAGCCTTAGTCTGACCCGTCTTCCAGATCATGTCTCCATGTTGGCACCGGGGAATGTCCTTCTCGGTCTGGCCGCCAATGATTTCTTTCACCGTCGCAACGGCTTCCCCCATTGTGGGCGGCATAGTCGTTTCTTTGATAGTCCATGGATCCTCTTCCTTTACTACTGGGATGTAAGTGCCAGATGTTTCAGCCATCTTTGCCTTAACTTCTTGAATCGTCGATGTCACTTCTTGCGACTTTGCAACCTTGCCCATTTCTTCTCGTGACGCTCGCTTTCCTTTTGTTGCATATCCTGCGTTAGCAAGCGCTCGACCGATAGCACTAGTTTCACAATTTTCCAGCGCACTTGTCGCATTAACGCCGCGCCCTTGGATGGTCTCTTCTGCGAGCCCGGTCGTCCAAGGCCGAATGTCCGCCTCTGTGCGATATATAGAAGCCTCAACAATAAAACGGCCACTGGTTGAATCAAGTAACTTCGTGTGAATCTGTCCATCTGGGTGATCCTTCCAAAACTTAATTAGACGTTCTTCGACTGTTTCATAATCTTGAAGATTAAACATATTGCTCATCCTTTTCTGTAATCAGTTCACAAGCTAGTGCAAGGTAAGCACACGCGTCGATATAGGAGTCAACGTGATCTGCTGTTTCTTGTAATCTGGCAAGTTTAACTTCGACCATTGCCAGACACGCTTGATGGTCTGAGATTGGTACTTCAAGCATTTGTTGGAGTCGTAATGCGATTCTAGTTTGATTGACACGAGGATGACCATATACTCGTCCTCTGTCTCCAATGATGTCAGTAGCTGATAATAGGACTTCATTTGCTTTCACACTCTCACCTTATCTCTTGATTCGTAGTATTCTCGGACGGCTTTGCGTCCTTTGAGATAACCTACTCGATGACCAGCGATTCGGCCAAGGTGGAAATATACCGCAGCTAGTAAAATCATAACTAAGGCATCGCCCATTGATGGATCGAACATTATGCCACCTCAACTTCTTCAATTAATAGTGGTACTAGCCAATCAATCTTGTGCATGCGCTGCATCTCTTTCTCTGCCAATTTGCGAGATACATGGAACGTCGCGTTAGGTTCCGGACTTACGCTGCCACCGGAGATATTGCGAAAGATAACTGCATGGGTAAAGACTTTATTTTCCGATTTGCGAGTTAGCTCGTAATCTTTAACTTTGTAGATTTTCATTTTGCTCCCTTTATGAACGCCCTTGGTTCATGGGATAATCTTCTCAGATCGCTAGGCTAGGTCAATAAGATTTTGATAACGAAACGGTAACAATTCTGAGTCATCCATGTGGTCATCAATGTCCCGATCTAGGTCGTTATCTAGGTCGTCCATAGCGACGCCCGTGGACTTGGAATGTCCCATCCTTTTCGATGTAGATGAGATCGACTTGGACGTTCTTTCCATTCTCTGTGACGATAGCGAAGGCTTGTTGCCAATTAGGCGTTGAGACGTATTTGGCGGCTTTTAAGTCCATTGCGTGTCCTACTTCGACTCCATGGAGAACTCGTCTCAAAACCCCGTTAGAAGCCTCAGAATGGGCACTTCTACCAGCCCTGTGAGTATGTCCCATGATGACGCTCTGGCCATGACGCTTGGCTTGATTCAGAGCTGAAAGTCCGGGGTTTGGATTGAGACTGCCTAAATCGCCATGAATAGCGATCCAGCCTTTAGCGATAGGCATTGGGGTTGTCCAGAACTTGACTCCCATTTCATCAAGTTTTAGGAACTTCTCGAACTTCAATTCTGGCAAGGATAGGAATGCTGGGATCTTCTTCATGATGACTTTATACAATCGATCAGTATGGTTAGAACGCACCATGTGGGCTTCCTTGGAATACTCGAAGAGCGACCATAAGACATCGACTGTCCGATCTCGGTCTTCAGCTAGTGTCTGCTCGTACCACCCTGGGGTATTTTCTGTCCATCGGCTGATTTGTGGGAGATCGATTTCATCTCCGATTGTAAGGACAGCATCGGGGCGAAATGCCTTAATAAATAAACTGAGATTGCGAACAACATGTGAATCTTCGTAGGGACATTGCAGGTCTGGAATGACTACGGTTCGTTTCATTAGTCCTCATCGTCGTCTTCATAGGGTATGCGATCCACTCGGTCGGGGATCGATGGCATAAGCCAGTCAGGATACGCTTCACGATCTGTAATAATCGCCAGACATAGATCAACGGCAAAACCTGCTCGCCTGAGACTCTTGTAGAACTCATGCATGCAGATAGCGTATTGGTCAAGCTGTGAATAAGTATCGAGATCGATGACTTTCTTCTTTGCCATGGACTTAGTGTGACTTACCTAGTAATTCGATAATTGTATCGACACGCGTTTCTAGTCGATTTACTTGATCCTTGATCGATGAGCCGCCGTTAGGCTTGAGTTCATTTAGGTAATGCTTAACCAAGAACTGTAGATAAGCAGCTACTCCGCCAAGGACTGTAACGATTCCTACGGCGATTGCCGCAATATCTACCGCGTCCATTACTTTTTAGGGCTCGCGTATCCAAAGACTCCAGCGACGATCGATCCAAGAATGGCGCGATAGTCCAGAGCGAAGTTAGACGTAGTACCCCATACGGCCAAGAATGCGCCAATAGAGATTATTGCTGGATGTTTCATATTCATTATTTGCCACCTATCATCGGGATATCGAACCAAGTAGAGTCTTCATCGCCCTTGATAGTAAAGCTGATATGTGCATGGTGATTATGCTTATTGATCCCATCATAAGGACGCCAAGCCCAAGCCTTTTTAGATGAGCAGATGAGGCCATTGAAGATGATGTAACTGATTCTCTTATTGCCAGACTTTGCAGCGAGTCGAATCTGATCAACCAGGTCAGGCATGAGGTCGGGCTTGCCTTTCTTACCTGCAAGGTCGCGGTCAACATCGATGGCGCGTACCCATCCTTGTACATCTGGATTATGATCAGACTTGCGAGCAGCGTGTCGGGTATCACCGATCCAGCCGTCCGAAGTTCTATCTCTATCGGGGAATGCGTCATCTATCTGCTCTCTTAATTGGATTGCAGACTTTGAGAGTCTAGGCTTCATCCAATTAGGAGTGCTGCTTCGTCGGCTGTTATGCCAAGGCGCTCAAGTAGTGCAGCCCTAGCCTCTGCGCGTTGCGCGGCTTGAGTCTCTGCATCTTGCTTAGCTTTATTCATTTTTGCTCGCATAGCCAAAAACTCTGCTAACTCTTCGCCTTCTAATTTACGGCGTACATCATTTTCGCCAATCCAGATTTCTTCTGTTGTCATGTTAGACCCTATGCTTTCTGATAGCCGTAAACGTAAATTGTGCCCGTAAATGTTCCCGAAGATAAAATGATGTTAAAGCCATCATAAGATGTTTCTAAATTGTGTAAGCCTTGAGTGATTGCGTTTACTGAACGAGGGACGCTCGTATTGTAAACCGTATAAGAGGTCAGGAGTCCAGTTCTCTTAGCTGCGAATGGTCTCAATATGTCAGTAACCGAACACGCCGTATTAAAACTTTGGCCAATTTCATAATCTCCGCCATTATTGTTTGCAAATGTTTGGGTCGAATTGGTAGAAAAATAGCGGTTTGTGTAAGCATAATAGCCTGTTGAACTATCGGTCGCACCTGACCTCATTTTTAAGTTCATTGTGCCGTCAGCCGTGCCGTCGCCCGCGATTATGATTCTATAATTTTCGTAAGTTGATGAAAATGGAGTCACAGCTTGACTTGAGACTGCTGAGCATGATGTCGCTGAAATCAAGGTCAATCCGCTAGCGCTAGCCGCACCGATAGCAACCCATGCTGAGCCTGAATAATACTCGGTTGAGTTAGTATCCTTAAGGAAGGAGATCATGCCCTCCTGTGGGCTGGCAATAGCCGATGTACGAGCTGCCGCGGATGCGAAGACCATAACTACCTGTGAAGCAAGATAGCCGTTAGCATCGGCCGCCGTGAGGACGTCACCCGTCGTGAACTCTTTATATCCTAGACCTGCTGCCATTGATTTTCTCCTAGTATCCTAATATGGATTGTCCGATTATACCGTAAGTCGATGATCCGATGATGAATCCCTCGACTATAGGCTCAAGTGTTGTTACTGTGCATTTCATACTATTTGGGGTGATATCCCATGCCAAGCCTTGAACCTGTAAAGTTTTTACGATTACCGAAGAATCAGGCTGGACGTTAGTGATCCTTACATTATCAAAATAATCCAGACCAATCATCGTGTCAGTCGGTACAGATGGATCAAGGAGATCGACAGTCATAGCATCGATGCGGATCGTGGTCTCTGCGCGAGTAGCGACATAGATGTCTGCGATGTTTTGCACCTGTGCATCTGTCTGAGCAATTAGATTTTCTACGTTCATGCCATGTGGGAAGTACTTAGCGATAGAGTCTACGTTATTGGCTGAGACTGTAGAGCCGCCTACTCGCTTCATCGTCGCGCTGTTGATAATGAGCTTGTCATCGAAGGCGAAGCGTAAGTCAGAATAGGGAATGCCTGTGGTTTGATTGAACTCAATAGGTGCTGGAGCAAGTGATCCCACGACATCTGCTCGATCCTTAAACTCTACTTCGCCATCTGCTCTAACGTAGAACGCACCTTGCTCTGTGAACTCTGCAACCTGAATGGCCTGCAAGGATGTTCGAGTGGTCGCTGGATCAGCCTGGACTGTGGTCGATCCCGCGTCAACGATTCGCATCGATGATGGGAAGTCCACTTGGTCAAGAATCTTATCGATGCGTGTGCCTGTGGTCTGTCCAGCCGTCGCGCTAGCAACTGTCGTCACATTAGCCATTGCGAACAGGCGGAATGCATCTGCGCAGGCGATGTCGACATAACCTAATTCTTGGCCTTGAGGATAGGTGTATTTATAGTCTGTGACGTATCCAGAGAATAAGAAAGACTGAGTGGTAGTAGTCGTAGCCGCTACACGAATTTTACGAAGTGGAGTCAGATAGCCGAAGTAGGGACTTGCTGGATTCTGTGGATTAAATGACCCGTCTTGATCAATAACTCTGACTGTGCAGGTTCCAGCCTCATAAGTATCGCGCATGATATTGCGGCCGCGCTTGATGGTGATCTTTCGAGTCTGTGAACTGAGATCGATGACGGGAGTATTTACAGGCGAGTCACCTAATTGGCTAGTGCCGATAATGCCGTTAACAGAATCGCCGATGACAAAACCTAGCCCAAATGTAGCACCTTGGCTAAAGTCGAAGGAGACCGAGATGGTCGCTGGGAGTGTCATTCTGCGAGATTATCAAATCGTCCAGCGCGATTGACTGAGTTAAATGATCCTGAGAGTGATTGGTTAATAGATGAGTCGCGGATCGCATTACCTACTAGATCACCATCGAGATAGACCTCGACTGCAATTAACTTAGCCTCTGCGACTTGACCAGCATTAACGGCCATTGCCAATTCCATTTGTGCATCTGAGTATGCAGAAGATATAGGGACAGGGGTCGTGCCAAGGGACGAAACTGATACGCCTAGTGAGGCTGCTGTCCATGCCTGTACATCTGCTGGGATCATCCAGTTGCGATACGGATTGGCAGCCTCTGGAGTAGCCAGCAGAAGGGCTGCAAGATCATTTTGGCGCTTGACCGCTGCATCTAATTGTCCTGATAACTTTGAGGCCGCAGCTTCATTCTTATCGAGAAGGGCTAATTGAAGGTTAAGCGATAGACGATCCGTTTCGCTGACTTGATTGCGAAGTGCTGCCGTAAGGCCGATGCGCTCAATCTCCAATGTCTTTGATGCTTTAGTAAGTGCATTCTGTTGTTTTTGTGCATTTAGTGTCTTTTTCTGTAATGCTGCTAATTCTTTTTGACGTTTTAAGGCAGCAGCTTCTACAGCTTCACGTTTTAATCTTTGAGCCTTTTCTTCTGGGGTTTCAATGTTGCCGCCTGCGCCACCTGAGCCGCCGCCAAACGAGCGACCAGAGCGGCCTACGTTTCGTCTTGTTATTCTTTGAGAATTACCCGTAAGACGATCTAAGAAATCCGTAATCTTATCGGCTAAAGAATCAGTCTTGCCGTAAGTTTCACTAAAAAAATTAGCAACACTTTTTCCAAGTTTTGCAATTTCCGTAATTGCGTTAGCGGTATTTCCAGCAAGGGTTTCCATTGTTATGGCTAAATCTTCTACAGAAGTATCGCCAGAAAGAATCATTAGGGAATCGACCAATCCCTTGCCAATAGTTTCTGACGCCTCGCCCGCAACATTGGATAGAATGCTCATCTGGCCTGCGTAAGTTTCAAGGTAGGCAGCATTGGAACCAGAGAACTGTTTAGAAAGTTTTTCTTGCACGTCTGCAAAACTCATTGTTTTAAGTTCTGCCTGAGATAATCCTAAAGAATATTTGCGAAGGCCGCGGGTCTGCCCAACATAAGCCATGCTCAAATCATTGACGACAGTCTCGTAATCAACTCCAGAGCCTGCTGAAACATCTAAAGCTTGTGTAAGTAATTCTTGAGATTTAGCAACCGAACCTGTGGTCTGCAATAGACGCTGCATGGCTGGTCGGAGCTGATCATCCGTAACACCTGAGGCACGAGATAATTCTGAAATGAATTTCTCAATGCGTGGAACCTCAAATGCTAGGCCAAGATTCTTTACAGATTGTGCAAGGCGAGTAGCTGCCTTTTCATCCTCGATAAATGCCTTAGCAGCATTTTTGCCAAACTTAAGAAGCTGTTGCGCTCCAAATGTAGCTGCAAGCGCAATACCTAATTTCTTAACGCCTTTTTCTAAACTGCTCGTAGACTTGCCAGCTTGATCGAAGGCCTTCTTACCCTTGAACTCGCCGATTATCGGTATGCGTAACTCAGCCATCAGATACCTCTCGCATTAAACTTAGCGGCGGCCTTTTCAAGCGCCTTAATGACTCCAGCCTTCGCCTTGCCCTGATCTTGGTCATAAGCCTTAAACATTGCTCGACCTTGCATCTTGGCGCGGCCTGCAAATGAACCCTGAAATCTTGGTGAAAAATTGCCAGACATTCCAGATTTACGACCAGCGGTCTCAACAATTGCACCCGCCGCTGTCTTATTGTGGATCGAGACAGTCTGCACCCAACCTTGGCGATTAGGCTTAGTCGGTGTCAGTTTATAGCCAACACCTCGACGTGCTTCTGTAGCGTCGTACATTGGAAACTTAGCCGTCTTTACTTCATGCTTAACAAATCCAGAAGGAGCCTCTGAGTTAGATGGGAGGAAGCCTCTGGCCTTTTTGACCAACGGCTTTAAGAATCCCACCATCTCTTCACGAGTGTCTTTGTCAAGATCAGGCGAGAATTGCTTCAGAGCCTTACGGAGTTGGCTAGCGCCTTTTAGCTCTGTAGGCATCGCTCTGCTCCTTCGCTCGGTCTTTCAATGCTTTCAGTAACATCTGTAGCATCGATGAATCTAAATCTATTAAAGAT